CAGCCGGGAGGCTCAATCGTAATCGTGATGACGCGTTGGAGTACCATCGATCTTACCGCTAAATTGATTAAACGTATGTCTGAAGATAGTGCTGACCAATGGGAAGTACTAGAGTTGCCAGCGATTTTAGATTCTGGCGAACCACTTTGGCCAGAATATTGGAAGATCGAAGAATTGGAAGCTGTCAAAGCTTCTATTCCAGTAGCCAAGTGGAATGCTCAATACATGCAGAATCCAACCAGTGAAGAGGGCGCAATCGTTAGACGTGAGTGGTGGAATATCTGGGAAGATGAAGAACCACCACCAGTTGATTATATTATTCAGTCTTACGATACTGCTTTCTCAAAAAAAGAATCGGCTGACTATTCAGCGATTACTACTTGGGGTGTGTTTCGTCCGAGTGATGACGCCCCGGATTCAATAATTCTTTTGGATTCTAAAAAAGGTCGTTGGGATTTTCCAGAGCTCAAGGGAATCGCCTACGACGAATACCAAATCTGGAGTCCCGACATGGTCTTGATTGAGGCTCAATCGAGCGGGACTCCTTTGACCCAAGAACTGAGAATGATGGGCATACCTGTAATTAATTTCCGACCCTCGCGAGGCAACGATAAAGTTACTAGAATGCACTCGGTCGCACCGATGTTTGAAGCGGGTATGGTTTGGGCACCAGACATGGGCTTTGCCGAAGAACTTATTGAAGAATGTGCATCGTTTCCGTTTAGTGAACACGATGACTTAGTGGATTCTATGACTCAAGCCTTAATGAGATTTCGTCAAGGTAATTTCATATCGCTTGATTCAGATGAAGTTATGGAAGATAATGAGTTCACCAATAGAGTTTATTACTAGAGGAGTAAAACATTATGGCTAAAAGAATTACGAAAAAACCTTCAACAAAAACAAAAACTAAAAGAGTTACTACAAAACCTAACACTAAAACAAACAAAACTGTTAATAGTCCAGCTACTAGGAAAAAAAGCACTATAAAAAAAGGCTCAACAAATAGAGTTCAAAACAGAAGAAAATTAGTTAGCAACAGAGTTACTCAAAAAAGATCAGGTCCAAGCGGCAGAGTGGGTTCAGTCACAGCAGCTAGAAAAAATACTGGAACAGGTATTAGTAAACAAAAAAGACCTAATGTAAATAATAATAAAGCTTTGCAAGGTGCAGCTAAAAAAGTAAGTCGATTTGGGTTGCCTGGAAAAATTATTGCTGGTGGCTTGACTATACTGGGTGGTAGTGCTCTTCTGAACAAAAAGAAAAAAGATCCTACTTTCGGAGAAGCTTTCAAAAAAGCTAGAAAAGAAAAAGGACCTAACTCAACTTTTACTTACAAAGGTAAAAAATACAGCACGGTTACTAAAGACCAAATTAAAAAAGCTGGACACAGTACTTTAAGATCTTATCTAAATGCTGGCGGTAAAAAGAAAAAAACTGGTTTAACAACTAAAAGAAGAAAAACTGGCGGACCACCTTTAAGACGTAGGAGATAATTGTGCCAGTGAGAAAAAGTCTAAAACAAAGACCAGGCGAGAGAAATCGTTTTTTAGAAAATAGACGACCTCTTCCAAAAGATAAATTTAAATTAGGAAAGAAAAAACCAAGAACTGGAGAAGGGCTAGCTGGAGTTAAAAGAAAAGCAAAAGCAAAATCTTATGACGAAAAAAGAAAAAGTTTTAGAGAAAGTAAAGTAGAAAATTTTGGCGTAGGTGGTGTAGTTAAAAAAGTAGTTAAAACAATTTTAAGAGATGACTACAAACCAAAGTTAAAAAACGAAAAAGAAGTCTATAGCAGAGTCAAACAAGATTATTCTGATGTAATTAAAAATTACGAAAAAACTCAAAAAAGAAAACAGAGAAACAGAAAAGCTGCAGGCACCGTCGGCGGAGTAACAGCTGCAACTGTAGTAGCGAGCAACGTAAAAGATAAAAAATAATTTTTTATGACAAAGAAGATTGAGGATCTCTCTTACGAAGAGACCATGGAGAAGATTACCAATATCACAAATTACCTAGAGAGAAAAGATCTTACTCTCGAAGAATCTATCGACGCATTTTCCTACGGACTAAAACTTAGCAACCATTGTGAAAAATTGTTAAACTCTGCTGAAGATAAAATAAATAAAATCTTAGACAAGGAGCACGTAGATGACTCAAAAAACCTCGAAAGTAAAAATATATTTGACTGAGTTTAGAGTGCAGGGTGAGAACACAATTTATGAAGGACCTAATATATTTGCTAGTAGCTCGGAAATAGCAGAAAATATAGCGGAACAGATGGGAGTTACTGTAGTTGGGGAATTACAAGATATAATTTCTCTTTACGATGACTTGTACGAAATATTTGATAAAGATGAAAGAGTATTACACTAATGGCAGATATAGATAAAGCGATAGGTTCTGACGATCTAATAGATTTAGAAGTAGAGAATCAAGATAAAACAATTAACGTCGAAGTACCAGAAGACATCGAGATAGATTTATCTGTCTTCGAGCGTGGGGAAGATGGAACCCTAACCTTTGGTTCGGTGTTAACGCCAGATTTATCAGAACAATTCAATGACAACTTAGCTGAATACTTAGAGCAAGATGAGCTCGATGTTATTTACAGTGATTTAGTTGACGCCGTAGAAGCCGACAAATCCTCGCGACAAGGTTGGGAAGATACTTACAAGGAAGGTTTAGAAACTTTGGGAATGAATTACGAAGAAAGGTCACAACCTTTCGAGGGTGCCTCTGGCGTTATGCACCCACTATTAGCAGAATCGGTAACTCAGTTTCAAGCACAAGCTTACAAAGAAATACTGCCATCGAATGGTCCAGTAAGAACTCAAGTAGTCGGTGCTAAAAATCCAGACAGTGAAGCGCAAGCTGATCGTGTTCGTGAGTTCATGAACTATCAGTTGATGAATGTCATGGAAGAATACGATACTGAAACAGATCAACTTTTATTTTATTTACCATTATCTGGTTCAGCATTTAGAAAAGTTTATTACGATCAAAACTTAGGTCGCGCTGTTTCTAGATTTATTCCAGCAGAAGATTTAGTTGTGCCTTATGCCACAACTGATATTTACAGTGCTGGCAGAATTACGCATATCGTTGATATGTCTATGAACGATATTAAAAAATTACAACAAGCAGGATTTTATCGTGATGTCGATATATCTGAAGCAATGATAGTTGATACCGATACAGATTCTATTCAAGAAGAGATAGATGAATTGCAAGGTATCGAACCAAGCTATGGTGAAAGCGATCAATGTGAACTTTATGAAATACATACTGACTTGGATATTCCAGGGTATGAAGATTTAGATGCAGAAGGCGAACCTACTGGAATTAAATTACCTTATGTAATTACGCTTTCAACTACCACTAACGAAGTATTATCAATTAGAAGAAACTACAGACAAAACGACCCATTGAAAAAACGCATAAATTATTTTGTGCACTATAAGTTTTTACCGGGTTTAGGTTTCTATGGATTTGGGTTAACTCACATGATTGGTGGGTTATCAAAAGCGTCAACATCTATCTTGCGACAGCTGATAGACGCGGGCACATTATCTAACTTACCAGCTGGATTTAAGGCTAGAGGTATTCGTATCAGAAACGATGACCAACCTTTACAGCCGGGTGAGTTCAGAGATATGGATGCTCCAGGCGGGAGTTTAAGAGACGCTTTTGTCCCACTGCCATTTAAAGAACCATCTGGTACTTTACTTAATCTACTTGGTACCTTAGTAGATAGTGGCAGAAAATTTGCAGCCTTAGCTGAAATGCAAGTTGGCGATGCTAACCAAAACATGCCAGTTGGTACTACTGTAGCTTTATTAGAGCGTGGCACCAAAGTTATGTCAGCAATTCACAAAAGATTGCACTCTTCACAAAGATTTGAATTTATTTTATTAGCCAAAGTATTCGCTGATTACTTACCACCAGAATATCCTTACATGACTTCTGCTGGTGACGGCATGATAAAACAAATGGATTTTGATGAACGCGTAGATGTACTACCAGTTTCAGATCCAAATATTTTCTCTATGAGTCAGCGTGTTATGTTGGCTAATGAAATATTACAAGTCGTAAATTCAAACCCAGAGATTCATGGTATACAAGGTATGTATGAGGCCTATCGCAGAATGTATTCTGCTATGGGTGTGCAAAACATAGAACAGTTATTGCCACCACCGCCACAACCAATGCCAACTGACCCAGCAAGTGAAAACGCTTTGTTGATTAAAGGGCAACCTTGTCAAGCTTTCCCTGGGCAAGATCATGATGCGCACATCAATGTGCATATCTCATTAGCACAAACAAGTTCAGTAATGATTGAACCTATCATCATGACTAACATTCAAGCACATGTTTATCAACACGTAGCTTTACGTGCTGCAGAAATTGTGGACATGCAAAATATGCAAGACCCAGAGTTTATGCAAATACAACAAATGCTTATGTCAATGCCTCCAGAAATGGCTATGCAACAACAACAAAAAATAGATGAAGCGATTGCAAAAGATGTAGCACAAATTCAAGCTGGATTGATGTCACAAATCAATATGGCATTTGTTCCACCAGCACCACCAGCAGACCCATTGGTAGCTTTACGTGATAAAGAATTAGATATTAAGGCTCAAGATGTAGAACGTAAGAGCCAAGAGTTTGCAGCTAGACAACAATTTGACGCTATGCAAGCGATGCAACAATTAGAATTGGCTAGAGAAAAATTAAATGTTGCCCAAACGATTGCCGAGATGAAAGACGATTTAGGTCGTGATAGATTAGATTCTAGTAATAAAATTAAAAAAGCAGAATTGCTTATAAAGAATAGAGGAAATTAATGAATGTGATAAGATTAAAAACGCTAGGGCCTAGTTTTCAATCTTCTCCCCTCGGCCCTAGCACCTTAAAGAGCTATGGCAATTACTAGATCACAACTTAGAAAAACCACTAGAAAAAGTTCAAAGGGCAAAATGCCCAAACG